TAACATATACCGTCTTGTTGAGCCGCTAGAAGATATTATCCAGTAAATACTACATGTGAAATCAATTCACATATACCACACCGACCTATAGGAGAAAGATGATGAAACTATATACAACTGGGCAAGGGCATTGGGCAGGTACACAAGCCGATGCTCGTAAAGTAAAGAGAGAACAAGGGTTGCCTTGTGATTCATATGAAGTGCCTGTTAGTAAACAAGAACTGTTAACGTTCCTTAATACTAATAAGGTAACGACAGGTAAATGGGAGAATACAAGTCTCCCTAATTCGGAGATGTCAAAACGTACTATAGTAGATCATGCACCACCTTCAACAGAACAATTCATTGGGAAGACTACAATGCTAGTAGGTGGCAGTATGTCCCAAAAAATTCACACTTATTTCTATGCCGAAAACATTAGAGGTATAACTACGGATAACGATTATGACTAAAGAAGAAATCAATGATGAACGTAGTGAAGAACAAGCGTTGCTTATGACTTATGTTTCTTCACTTACTGATAAAGAATGGGCGAGGTTTCGCACTACAGTATCATTACTGCAACAC